TAACCTTTACCCAAAAATCGGGGAAATATCTATGAATTCTATTATCCATAGGGCTAACATAAGGAATAATGATCTCTTCTGATGACCAAGATAATACATTAGGATGGGAATCTAAATGACGCATGAATTTAAGTTCCCACAGGCTCCTATAAACAATATTTGTTGGGTTTCCTTTGTACTTCTCTATATTATTGGGTCTAAATTTTCCTTTATAAGCCATTCTTTCTCGCCATATAAATACTGTTGTATATTTATAGAGGATACGATGGCTGTAGAATTAAATTACCCAAAAGAAACATCTTCTTATAATTCTAGATTGGTATTTAGAAAATATGAAAGACCACGACCTAATTCTCCTGTAACTTCAACAACTGAAGCTACAATACGTTTACCCTTGCCTACAAATCTTTCAGACCAATTTAATATGCAAATTAGTGATGTTCAATTTGATATTTTAGGTAATTTTGGGTCCGCATCTGATATTGCAACTTCAGGTAAAACTAAATTGGAACAATATGCTTCTGAAATACGTGGCGGAAGAGGAGCTATAAGTTTTATCAAAGATGCTTCTCTTGGTGTTGCAGCACTCATGCCGGGAATTTCTGACACAAAACTTGGCGCTCTTGCTAAAACAGAACTTGGTATAATAAGAAATCCTCACCATACTACACTTTTTGACGGTGTAAGATTAAAAACATATTCATTTACATGGAAAATGTCTCCAAAATCTCAAGACGAGGCAAATACTTTAGAAGAAATAGTTAAAAATATTAAGGGATATATGCATCCAGCTATATCTGCTGCTGGATTTGCTCTTGATTATCCTTCTCTTGCTGAGTTGACATTTGAAGTTGGTGAAAATAAATTAGTTCCTAATGTAAAACCATCTTTCATAACTTCATTTACAATTAATGGTTCTGCAGGCGGAACCCCAGCCTTTTATAGAGATGGCAAATCTACTATTGTAGAAATGAGTATAGCTTTTCAAGAAATTAACGTTCAAACTAGAGAAGATTTTCTAGGCAGACCAGATACAACAGGATAATAAATGTCTTCATTTAATTATTTTCCAAAAATAACATATAATAATTTGACTTGTATAAATCTTTTATCTAAAATATCTATAATTAAAAATTATACGAATTCACACGATAAATTTTATTCTTATGTTGTAAAAGAAGGCGAACGTCCAGATATTGTTGCCTATAAACAATATAAGGATTCATCTTTGGATTGGATAATTTATATTACAAATGATATAATCGATCCTTATACCGGATGGGTTATGGACAGAACAGATTTTATTAATTACTTGGAAGACAAATATAATGTAAAGGCAGAAAAACTAACTTCTGTTTCTATACCTTCATCAATTGCATACTATTATTACCAAGGATTGCCTTCTGATACTGAAGAAGAAATAGCTAGTTATAATTATACAATGACCGCAGAAACTTATGAAATGTTAGGAAGTCCTTCTGGATGGGTTGCAAAAAGCATTTATGATTATGAGAATGAAAAAAACGAAGCAAAGAGAACAATAAAAATTCTCCGTCAAGGTTATATTAATGATTTCAAAAAACAGTTCAAAGATTTAATTAATGGCTAATTTAAATCCCCTTGAAATAAGATTATCAAAAATTACCATCACAAAATTTGATGGTTCTGATAAACTTGATTTGATTCCTCAATTTGTTGAATTGTCTGTTTATCAATCCATATTTGAACCTGTGATGAGAGCAGAACTTCTATTGAATGATAATATTGGACTATTTGTTAACTATCCATTTACTGGTGAAGAAGTTTTAGATATAGAATATCAACAACTTACTGATATTGGTGCTGGCGAATTAGATTCAAAAAATTTGCAATTTATCATTAAAGGAGTAAGAGAAACTACTTTAGATGATAGAGCAAGAGCCGTAATGTTTATTGTCGATCTTGTCAGTGTAGAATTTCTTCAAAACGTAAGAAAAATGGTATCACATGCCTACAACGATCTTGTAGAAGACATGGCAGAACAAGTATACGACAATTATATCAAGGAAGATACAGATTTAAAATTTAAAAAGACAAAAAAATTTACAAAAGAAGAATCTAAAAAGGTCAGAAGTTTGATTGTTCCTAATCTCAGACCATTTCAAGCTATTCAATGGTTGGCAAAACAATCTGTAGCCAAGGATGATGACAAAAATTTTCTTTATCTTTTTTATGAGGATAATGAAGGATTTAATTTTGTTACAATTCAAAAACTAATTGAAGATGCTCTGAAAGATGCTAAAAAGATTGAAGATGAAAAATACAAATATATTTCTGATCATGAAATCGAAGATTTGCAAAATAATGATCAGAAATACGCTTTAAAGTTAATTTCAAATATTATAAACAATAAACGTTTCTCTTCAATAGAAAAGATTGCTGGGGGATATTTTCAAAACGAACTTTTTGAAATAAGTTTACTTCAAAAAAGTTATAATAGCACTCCTGCAGAACTTCAAAAAGAAGAATCTAAAGAAAATCATTTGGGAGCATATCCACTCAATACAGATGGGTATATAGATTACGTTAAAAATCAAAAAGAGAGAACTGAATATTCAAATCGTATTCGTTATTTAATTAATAATTATGAAGATTTGGAGGAAGGTAATAGAACACAACCTCAATATCGTTCAAAATTTGGTAATGCTACTAAATATCTATATGCTCTAAACCAATTAGATTACACCATTACTGTTCCTGCAAACATGAAATTAAAAGCTGGTCAGATAATTTATTGTGATATTCCAGAAATGCACGGATTCAATGAAGTCAATCAAGACAAATATGTTTCTGGATTTTTTATTATTACAGAAGTAAAACAAGTTATGAGTTTTGGAAATAAAGTGGCTACATCATTAAGAATAAACAAAGACGGATATTTAAGCAAATTGGGCAAAACTACTTACAACCTTGGAACAGCACAATAATGATGATGGATGATTTTTACGGTGATAGATTTAGATGGTTTGTTGGCGTTGTCAAAGACATTGGCGATGACAGAGCACGAGTGCGTGTTAGAATATTTGGCATCCATCATACTGAAGATGTAGAAAAAGTATCTGATGGCGATCTTCCTTGGGCTCTTGTTTTATATCCAACTACTGGCGGTCAGACAACTGCAGGGAATGCTAGTCATAATTTAATGCCGGGAGCTTGGGTAGTAGGATTTTTCTGTGATGGAATTGACTCACAACAGCCAATAGTATTTGGAGTAATAAATGGTGGTATGGAATCAATAAATTCCTCACCAAAACAAAACACAAATGTAAATCCATTGTCGCCAAATCAATCTTCTTCGACACCTTCTTCTAATGTAAATGATTCTACAGGAAGTCCAACAACTACACAATTAAGTGGTAATAGTAATGTCCAGAAGGTTTATAACTATTTTTGGGAAAAGATAAAGCAAGAAGGTAAAGTTACTGGTGATTTAAAATGTATTGTGGCTGCTATTTGTGGAAATCTACAAGGCGAGTCTGGGCAAAGTATTGACCCTCAAGCCTATAATGGTAACGACAAAGGTGAACCATCCTATGGAATTGCTCAGTGGAGAGCAGGAAAATATGATAGATATACTCCTCTATTGAAGTTTTGTGGAATAACTGCTGAAGTAAAACCACCAAATCTTCCTCCTCTTGAAAAGCAATTAGATTTTATGTGGCACGAACTACATACATCAGAAAGATCAGCATATAATAAATTAATTACTTCTACAACTATACAAGACGCTGTTGCTGGTATTATTTTCTTTGAAAGAGATGATTCTTATAAAAAAATAGGTGGAGCATGGACTGTAGATAGGAATGGAAGTAGTTATAAAAGAAAATTAGAAAATGCGAGAAAAATATTTTCTTCGTTATCATTTACAGGAACTCCTTCATCATGAATTTAATGTCAACTTCCGCTCTCACATTTTATAAAAATTTAACTTTTAACTTCTCTAATACATTGAGAAATGAGTCAATAAATTTAGAAGACTATGCATCTAGTGGATATGTAATAGATGTTAATGGGGAAATATATTCATCTGGTTCAGTTGGGGGTGATTCAGCAACAGTCATTATTATTGGTGGGTCAGATAGGTTCGTCAATGAAAAAGCAAATAGACTTGAATCTACATTTTACATGAGTGAACCTCAAAAGCTAACTCTATATAAAGTTATAAGAGAACTTTCAATGAAAATTGATAGTGCAAATATAACCAGCGATAACGATAAATTGGAACAATCATTATGCGCTCTCTACAGAAATTATTGTGGGTAATAAATGTCAATAGATAAATTTACAGATAATCCGGAATATGTAAAGAAAATTACTAACAGAGATGGTTCTGGATTAAGTAAGAGTGTTGCTCCTCAACATATTGATGGAACTGGCAATCCTATTCCTTATTATGAAGTATCCGTAAAAGAAAAACCTGGTCATGCTTCTGATACAACTATTAC